TTTCAATCTCTTCTATCTCTTTAATGTACTTATCTCGCAGCTTTAACTGCACACCACGATTAACTAAACTCTGTCGCTTCTTCTTCATGACTTCTTATGCCTCGCTGCAAATGATCTAGCTGCTTCTACACTGCCAAAGCCCCACTTCTTCAGCGCCAATGCCTTCCTTGTGGGTCGGCCCTTTTCATCCTTCATCGGACCCTTCATCCCTGCAAATCTAGCAGCAAAAGAAACACGTCTCGGATTCGTACCTTTGGGAACAGGCTTCTTGAGGTTAGCACCCTCCTTCCGCTTGAAATACTTTCGACCTGCTTCGGTCAAACCTCCCGATGGACTCTTGTGTATCTTTCTCATTTACATCGGACCTTTCTAGATAAAAATATTTTTCAGAGTTGTTATAAACCTTTTTGAAGAAAAATGCTAGTGAGGGACTACTGACACGTAGCAACTTCCGACTTTTGACCCCACCCCCCTCTACGACAAATCAATGCTAACCTTAATATCTCCTGCAACTTGTACCTGAGAACGATCTATCGGTTTGTATCCTGCACGATCAAGTAAATCCTTCGCAGCCTCAAGCTGTACGTACTCACTCTTAGCTCCTGTCACTAGCCTTCGTAACTGTCCTGCGGCTACCGTAGCACTAAGTCCAAATTCCTCTCCCATCCTCTGCATCATATACTGCTGCACATGTGGTAACTTTAACGCCTTGGACGCAGTGACTCTTCCGCTCTCGCCGCTTGCGTATCCAGCTTGCGTGGCTGCTTCTGTAATACTACATCCATTTGCTACGATGGTGTCTACCAAAGCAGTCTGTTTATCAGTCAGTTTCCTATCAGTAACTTGACTCATTCAACATCCTTTCTATGTTCTGCAAGCTTCACTTAGACCCAAAGTCAAGCAAGCATTCCATCGATCTATTCGAGGCAAGCATCAAAACAATCATATAGTGGGATCTATCCATTGCTACCATTGCTTGCCCCCCTCTCCCTCTCTCCCCCCATTGATGCCTGTTTTGATGATACGTTGTCAATATGTGACGTAGCGTAACTATGAAAGTGACGTAACGTTCTATGGGTTGACAGGTATGGGACAATTCAAAGTGCGTACCGCCATAGCGGTATCGCAGAACATTGAAGATGTTCTTCCATTGCACCCTTCATCTACCATATATTTGTGCTCTGGGCAGTAAGCCCTCCATTCTAGCTGAGAAAAGCACCGAGCACAGACTTTGTTCCAAAGCTCTTTTGCTCTTAGCTTTTCGTAGCCTGAATGGAGCCTGATGCTTACCGCCCTCACACAAACATTTATCTAATCACACACACATGACTTCCAATAGTAACTTCCAGTTGGGCTATCAAATCTAGACTGAGTCAAGCAGAACAGTTACGAAACGTCAGACAAGCTGACGTAACGTAACTATTCCCGACGTAGTCGGCTGCGTACTTGACTAAGCCTAGATTTTGATTGCGAGATTAATCCTATACTTACAGAAATATGTGTGAGTATCAAATATATAGATAATTCAAAAAGGAGATACTAATGTCTATAGTAAAATTAATCGAAGCAATTACACTTGAAGCAGAAGTCTACAATACTTACGAGGACAAGTGGGAGCAGAGAGATCAACTATCTTTCGCAAGAAAGATAATAGCTGAAGCGATCATGGACAAACTATACTGGCTAACCAAAGGCAAGAAAGGTTCAGAGAACTACGTTGAGATGAAGAAAAGAGATGTCGCTTCAGCGCAGTCGGCCTATCGGGGCGACGAGTTGAGCACTCTAGAGCTACGTGGTGCGACAGCTAACTGCAAGGCAGCTTCTGACAAGCACGACATGTTGATGCAAATGATGTCGGACTTACAGCACATGTATCGCACCACGATGTCCGAAGATGCGGACGAGTATTTACCTTATGGGTCGCCTAAAACTGGTAACGTACCAGAACAGGCATCTGAAATACCAGAAGATATACGCCAACAACTTGAGGCGTTGGGTATGGCGACCCCTGCTAACGAAGTGATTGAAACCAAAGCTAAGAAAACGGCATAGATCACATGGGTTGAGGCCAAAGGCCTTGACCCTTTTTTTATATGACATAGGCAGGGGCAGGGCGGTTCTTGGTGATTAGTCACTAGCCGCCACTGCAACCTTGTTGTGAAACATGAATGAAAAATGTTTGACTTACTGCAACTATGCAGTTACTATCACTTTGATACCAATAGAAAAGGAGAAGATTATGTTGGAATCAGCGACTTCAAAACAACTGTGGAAAATTAATCGGCTAGCTTGGGAATACGCAGAGCTTGTTGAAAATTTGCAAGACAAAGGAGAATTGCAATTGACTCGACAGATTCCGTTTCCAATTAGTAAAGTTTTTGCAATTGATATTATCAAGAGTTGGATTGAAATGAATCTTAAACTTGCTGAATTGGTTCAGCTTGAGCAAGATCATGCAAAAGAAGTGGAGCAATCAAATGTTAATGATTAATCCAAATATTGATGCACCTGCTGATCGTATTGTGCAAGCATTAGGTTTCTTACCCTATTGGGTGAGAGACTTCTGCGCTCAAGCAGATGATGAACACAAGCAATGTGATTTGGTTGAGTACATGACAGAGCAGTATGGCTTTGGCAAACTATATAAGTTTGGCTCAAAGCTAGTCGGCAAAAAACTCGTATCGGAATACGAAGAAGATGAAGATATGGATTATCTTGCTGCATACGATACGCCAGTGGGAACAGTTTACTTTTTCCAGTACGCTATCGTTGCATTGCCAGTACCAGAAGAGAATGATTATTTTATTACGAGGATGGACTAGTGCTTTACGCATTTACCAAGGAAGAGTTCAACCATCTTGCAGAGGTGGTTGGATCTTTAGCTATAGATCAATTCAATGGTGAACAAAAACCATACCGTGAAGTAATATACACAATATTTAATTCATGGGTAGAAGCAAAGGAGAATACTGATGCCACGTTGGACTCAACGAGACTTTGAATTTGTTGCGGATGAAATCGCACCATTCATGCACTGGCCTACTAATATCAAGGAGCTATCGAAAAAACTTAAACGCATGAACCCAAGATTCGATGCGGATAAGTTTGAACGCAGAGCAATAGCAGCGTGGGAAGAACGCTATCAAGAAAGTTTGGAGGAACTAAATGACGAAATCCCATATTGATGCAATGGATCACATGTTGAATGACATATTTAGAAAAGTTTTCTGGGAACCTCTCGAGCATAAGGAGGTTGAAGATATGTTCTGCAAAGAATGTGATGGTGATGGTTATATTGACCGTGAAGTTCACAGGCCAATGAGTTTTGATCGTGACGTTGGAGTTATTGACGTAGATCAAATTGATTGCCCAGAGTGTTTAGGGTCTGGGCAAAACTTGAATGAAATAACATAGGAGGGTATTATAAATCTGTCAGGAGTGGGCTACCTCCCTCCCACTCTTGACATCCGACTCTTTGTTGCTCCATATATGCAGTATGCAGACATACTTAGATACAGTCAGAGATCAAGCAAAACTTAAAGGTGTAGATTTATTTCACGCATTTAAAATGGCAGGACTTCCGACTTCTACATACTACCGAACAATCAATGGAACAACAGAAATGCGATTCGATACTGCATGTTCTGTTTTAGATGCGATAGATGAGCAGCACAGAAGAGACGAAGCGGCCAAGCGTACCAAACAATTACGAGACTCTGGTCAGGTTGTTAATAGACGCTCGGCACGAAAGGGGCTTAAGCCAAGAAAGCTTAGCGCGTAAGATTGGTTGCACTGAATCTTTGGTTCACAAGTGGGAGCAGTTCAAGCGTATGCCCTCTGGGTTTATGTTAATGTGTTGGTTAGAAGCGTTAGAGTATGACATCGAAGCGATTAAGAGGTAAACCTGCAAGGTGCAAATTATGTGGAGATACTACATATTGGTATGTTGCAATACTAAAAGGCAATCATGAAGCAACAATGATTAAGCATTGGTTTGTATGTTTGCACTGTTATGAGGATGAGCCGTGGCTAATAGAAACAAAACTAAGGGAACTTACCATGAAAAGTGGTTTGTCAAATGGCTCACGGAAATCGGGATCAAAGCAAAAAGGCAACCGCTCAGTGGTAGCTTGGGAGGAGAGTATTCGGGAGACATCAAGCTCGAACTCAAAGGAAAAGAATTGGTGGGAGAAGTAAAGTATAGGGATGTTTCAAACTTCCCAAGCCCATTCAAAGTATTAGAAGGTCGAGACATAGCCTTCTATAAAAGACGGAGGGGAACTCCGCAAACATTAGTAATTATGTCTGGTGAAATGTTTGAACAATTAATGGAGAATCAA